GGCATTGTCCCCCACATTATAAACTAGGATAACTGGTTATACTGACTGCCCTAGCAGACGCTCGTAGAGACAGTATGACTTTACTTACGAGGTAAAAATGGCTAATTCAACTTTTTCGGGTCCAGTTAGATCTGAAAGCACAATCAAAACTATTAGTAAAAATTCTTCTACTGGAACAATAACTGAAATTATCACCATGGGTGATGCACCAGTTGCTTTAGGTGATGAAGATAAAACTCTTGACGCTGCAACACACAGTGGAAGAGTACTTGCAGTTCCTGCAATAGGAGGTAATAGAACTATTACTCTACCTGCTCCAGTTGCTGGGCAAACTTACAAATTCATATATGCTGGCGCAGCAGAAGAAACAGAAAATCTAATTATACTAACACCGGGAAATACTAATTTCTTCATGGGTGGTATTGCTCATTTAGATTCTAATGCAGATAACGTATCTGTTTATTCTGATGGAAACTCTAACTCAAGTTTAACTCTTACAGACAGTGGTTTGTTTGAAATAAACATTGTAGCTAAAGACAGCACTAACTATTACATTTGGGGCTACGCTGAAGGTGCAGATGCACCTGCATTCGGAGATCAATAAAATAATATAGTGGGGCTTCGGCCCCACATTTATCAATAGGAGATAATATGAGTGATGTAAAAGCAAGTACAGCATTAACGTCAGATGGAAGACTACAAGGTTCCGTGGGTGGCAGTAATGCTAACCTTGGTCCAATAAGAATAAAATCAATTCAATGTCAATCAAGTGCGGCTGATGGTGAAGTAAAAATTTATGATAATACTTCTGCGGCTGGTGTGATTAAAATTCATTTAAAATGGGGTACAGCAGCGAATGAACCTTTGACTATGAATTTTGACGGAGATGGTGTAAGATTTGAAACAGCAGCTTTTGTTGACGTAACTAACTGCGACTTTGTAGTAGCTTACTATAACTAAAAATGATATCGAGGTCTTCGATGCCGAAACAATTAACAGGTCGTCAAAAAAAGACGATGAAAAAGCACTCTAAACACCATACAA